GCAGGTGCGGCTGAGTTCATTTCGTCCAGGAACAGGACGATGATGGGATATTTGGATGCCATTTCAGCATCAGGCAAGTCGATGGGAGGAGCCCAGTCCATCACAGCCTTGTCTTTGTTGAAGTAGGGAATACCACGGATGTCAGTGGGTTCCATTTGTGCTAGGCGCAAGTCAATCATGTGACCGCCTAGATCATTAGTAATGCCAGCAATCAGTTCTGACTTACCAATACCAGGAGGCCCCCAGAGAAAGAGCGGACGCTTTTTGTTGAAACATTGCAGGATGCCGGCGCGAGCTTCGCGGCTGGTTACTTTACGGGTGTCACTCACTTTGAGTTCCTTTGCAGTTGGGTTAGGGTTAAATTATACGATAGGTTGCGGTGTATGTCAACCAGAATTTTTGTAATACTCTAGTATTACATTTTGCAAGCTAGAGCATTACTGGAAAACATGTGTCTATTATATGCTAGGCACGGAGTCGCGTCAAGTAGTCCAGAAACAGGATGTGGTTTCCATACAACACTCCCATGGTTGCCAGTTGACTGTCCAGCACTACCAGTCGTCCAATGCCGCCCACCGTGTTGCTGATGTAATAGGGGCAAGGACAATACTGATCCAGTCGCACCAGCTCACCACTGGACCAGACAGTCTCCTTGTCCTGGAATTTAACTTCATAGAAGGGCAACAGATACAGTTTACTCAGCACCTCGACACCTTCGCTAGTCAGACGAAAGCCACCTGAAACGTTCTTCCAGATGCGGTACATGTCAGATGAAGTTAATTCGCGGTCTGCTAGCTGGCTGTCTGCAACTAGTGCTCTGGTGTATTCCAGTCGCTTATGGATAGATCGTGACACCTTGTGTTAACAGAACAACGGTGAATTTGTCTGTCTTGAACAGTACATTGAGTTTTTTAGCAAGGTTCTTGGCATGGCCAGGATTGCTGAAACTGGTCTTCTTGTACTTGGGACCAGGGTATGCGACCAGTAGATTCTGGCTCTTTAGGTTGATGGGTTTACCGTCGTAGAACACACTCCAGATGCCTTCCGAGCTCAGGATTTGATCACTCTTGTAATTGCTCTTGTTGATATGCTGTAGCAGTATCTCTGGTTTGGGTCTACTCATAGATATATTTAGCTTGTAAACTGGGTGTTTTTAAAAACTACCCCCATCCCAAGTGGCTCCCGAAGCAGCCACGGCGTTGCGTAGTTGTTGTAGTTCCACTTCCATACTGGCCACTGCTGATAGCAGATCAAAGATGTCGGTCTGCAAATTTCTAACTTCATCAGCAGTCAGTGTCATGTTTTTGCTCTGCGTCTGATTCAGAACTTTCACACGATTGTTGAACTTGTCCAGATGGACGCCCATTTTAAATGACATCAGGCACTGCTCCTTCGATATCGTCATTGTCATCTTCTTCCACAGGGTCTAGCACTGGTGCAGGTGCTGCCGCCTTCTTTCTACCACCCCAGGCGCTGAATGTGACCCCGCCAGGATTGCCGCTGACGCCACGTTCAACGTATTGGATTTTGCCACCCTTGGCTAGGAATTCTGCGATTGCTTGGTCTGTTGTGTTACTCATCTGGTAAAATTCTCGAGTTAAAATATTCTTTTACTGTGGCAGTGGCTTCTTCCACTGTCTCAGCTAGTATGGTCACGAAGGCCTGATTGCCTACAATTTCCATGTCGTATGGTATAGTTCCATCAAAATGAAACTTGCCTGGTACAGTAACTTGCACTTCAAATTCCTGCAAGTTACGTGCTCGCTCAATCACTTGTCTGTAATCATCTGTCATTTAACACCTCCCACATACGCTCACTGTCGTACATATGAGCAACACATTTGAGCCAGCCCTTACTAGATGCTAGCGAAATCATTTCTGCAATGTTGTGCGGACAGTCGGGTGTCACATGCAACATGGCTCGTGGATATATAACCATACCATCACTGATTCTGAAATCAGAATCGCTTTCGCGAACGGTGCGAATATTACTCTTGTGTTCTTTTATATTCATTTAAAATATCGTGTGGTGATACTTGGAAATGTTCGCAGATGGCCGCCGCAATCTGTTCACGAGTGCAATCCACAATACCCAAATCAAAGGTGGTGTGGGCACAGCCTGTGCCAGACGTTTTAACAATGCCCACGCACTTGGCAATGATCATTCGCGCAAATGCTTCCTGCATCAGCGGGTTAATTGTGGGGTAGTGACTTCCACCTGCTTGTAAACTAATTTCTTCTAAAACTTTATTCATTTAATTTCCTCCGCAATCCATGCGCCAGGGGCAACGTGATAGCATGACTGTGCTACAGTCATCTTCCCCAAAGCATGGTGGTTGATCTGTACGCATGAGTCGAATCATCGTGTGCAATTCTTGACGTTCGATACTATCGCCATGCCCAGTGTTGCTTAACAGCGCCTCCCGATTCAACAACTGTTGTATTTCAGTCATTGTTTAATTTTTTCAACTGCTCCTGCATCTCCAGTTTGGTCTTATATGGACCATGATAGGGATAGCGTTGCAGGGTGATAAACTTGGGACAGTAGCTCTTGAGCCAGGCATTCTGGAATTGAATTACATAATAGCCCGCACAGTATTTACTCTTGCTCTTGGCATTTTTACTGTACAACGGCAGTTTTTTCTGCACGTCATACAGCTCATTATGCGGCTTGTTAGAGCAGGGATAGCCATACACTTCGTTGCCTTCTGTGTCTTTAGCTTTGTCCTTTTTGCGAGCAGTCTTGTCAAACACAATGTTGTGCTTGTCCTGTAGCGTTTTAATGCTGGCAAATCGTTCACGTTGTTGGTTGTGAACAAGCACCACACTGTCAGGATTGATCTGGATCGTGGCGACCTTTTCTCCATCCTGTTCCACAATGTAGAACTTGTTCTTGATCACCGGTCTGGCTAGCATGTTCATTTCCACTCTCTCATCATTTTTTGTTGGTCAATGAACTCACGCAAAAGGCTTTCGCACATCTTATTGAATGTGATGTCACGCTCGTGTGCCATCTGCATCAACTGAAACACCTGGGCATCGTCCAGTGTCAATTCCACCTGGCAACGGTCATCGTATTCTTCATCGTTGGCAATGGCAGTGGCTTTTTCAAGCATATCGCCTGCAACTTCAAGATCTACATACTGCTGGTCGTCACTCGCGATTTTAAAATCCACACCTCGGCTGTTGCACTCTGCTTTGTAATCATCCAGATAGTCAGGATGAGTCCAACGATAAGTACGGTTCTTGTCATAATCCCAGGCCTCCATTTGATAGACTGTTTGATTTTGTGTGTCAAATATCATGTTGACGCTGGCATAGAGTGAGCGCCCTTCCTTGTAGAGTTCACAATCCATATACCGAGCATGTGGACCAAACGCTTCCCACTGATATTCACTACCGCCAGTCATGCGGTAGTTGACTGCTTCCATATAGTCTTTGATGGTAATCATGGTTTAGTTTTACCTTTTTCTTTAAGTTCCGCCAGCTCGCGCTGGCGTTCACGTTTCGCTTCCTGTCGGTCTGTCCGACATCCTTCACACAACACCTTGACCCAGCGTTCGCTCTGATCAATAGTACCAGGTACCCCACAATCTTCACAGATGATGCCTGATAGACTTTCAGCCAGTGCCACTGCACCAGCCACATACTCGTCACCACCATCGTAATAGAAACGCAGAGTGCCATATTTCTCTTTCACTTGTGCCACGGTGACTGGCGGACACTCGGGTTTCCAATCAGTGTGTGCCTGAATAGTACGACACAATGTATTGATTAAATCAAACCAACCATCATTACAGTAGGGCCCCCAACCGCCATCATCAGCAAACATCTTGGGGTACACTGTCTTGAGATATTGCTCGTGTTCTTCAGTCATAGCGTTATCCTGGATAAGTCGCAGTTAGAAAATCCGCATAAGTCTGTGGCTGTTCACTAATCTTAGTCAACTCGTACTTGCCACAGAACTTTAAAAATTTACTGCCCACTTGTGGCACTTGTTTTACCACACTACCGCTGGCAATAGTCTCAGCAATCTTGGCTTTGATGTTGTCAGGTTGTGCAGTGAGGTCAATCAGTGTAACATTACGATTGTAATCGTCAATCACTTTGTGTTCCACTTCTTCGTGGTCGGTCCAACGCTGGAGCATGAAATTGTTCCAAGAATATCCTTTTTTGCCCTGATCTTCAAACGCATCACGCATGCCGATCTTCTTCTTGGTGCCCTTCTCACGCACACCTGGATACGCACTGAACACATTATCACTGCTGTCGCCACGGATACACTTCTCAAACAACAACCACTTGGGGTCAGGTATAGCTTTGGCTTCACCAGTGGCCTTGTCCTTTACAGGATTGCCTTTGTCGTTAAAGATACCCTTCATGGTCAACAACTCGCCAGTGATGCCGTTGTACTGATCCACATTGTCTGCCAAAAGTTGCACGTAATCGGTGTCAGTGCTGACGATGCAGTGGTGATCTTCAGGATGACTCTGGATCCAGCCGGCAATCAGATCGTCAGCTTCCAGCTCAGGATGTTGTAGCACAGTGCAGTTGGTCTTCTCACGCAAGAACTGACTCAGCTCGTCAAAGGTTTCCCAAAATAGCTTGTCTTCTTCCGCTTGTGCTTCTGTCATGGCCTGACGTGCCACTTTACGGTTGGCTTTGTAGGGCGGATAGAAGTCCTTGCGCCAGCTTCTACCCTCCAAGCAGAATACCACATGGTCTGCTTTCTCCATGCGCCAGCTCTTGGCGATAGAGTTCAGTGTGGTGTGTATAGCAAAGCCCAGTTTATCCCAACTGTCAGCTCGTTGATGCGACACATGCCTAGCGCGGTAGAACATGTTCGCAGTGTCGATAAGTAAAAATTTAGCCATGTTGTAATAGTAGCATATTTAAAATGCCATGTCAACCGCTTTATTCAGATTGGTTGTCGTCAAACAAATTGTTAAAAGAAGTTTTACTAATGTAACCCTTTTTATAACTTTTGCTATTGGCTGGGTTCTGGTGATTGAGTGGCGGCAACTGACCATTCAGTTCGAAATACTGCTGGGCCAGATGTCCTTCGGCCCATTTGGTAGCTTCCATTTCACCTTCAATATAGAGGTCATCAGCTTGTGTGTACACACGATGTGTGATATCCCAGACTGCCACTCCCAGATGATTCTTATTGAAATTGCTGGGCAGTCGTTGTTCTTTGATCAGTCGTTGTATGCCATTCCACAAGTCAAAGCCACTGGGACTGGAGACTTCTGAGTCCCATCCAGGCACCCAGGCCACTTGTCGAACCACACGCTCACCCACCTGATGTTCTCGGTCAGCCAGTTCAGGACAACTGAGACCCACTTTGAGAAAGTCATATAGTATGGGACTGCGTTTGAACACCATGCCATACACATAGGCTTTCACAATACCGTTATCACGGAACTGCTGATAGACGGCACCTGCGGTGTTGTACTTGTAGCACTCGATATAGAAATCGGGCTGGTACAACTTTACATCATTGAACATTTAACTAACCTCAGTTCTGCCGTTACCTAGATCACGCTTTTGTACTTTGCGTACTTCTGGATCGGCTTGTTCCTGTTGATACGTTTCCAAAACAATATTGCGGCAGACGTCCTGAAACCATCTGTCCACCATGTCTTCCTGTGTCTTGCCTTCGTAACCCATACGCATGAGGTTGGTAATGAACTTGTCATTCCAGTCCAGTTCAAAACTGCCTTCGGACGGGTTGTCAGGATTAAGATCCATACGCAACACCTGAACATATGGTTCATTGTTCTCAGTGGCGATTTCCTTTTCAGTCTTCTTGGCTGGTGCCTTCTTGGCTGGTGCCTTGACTTCAGGTTCTTTCTTTTTTATGAAGCGATCGAAAATTCCCATTATACTACCTTTTGTGCAATAACCATCAAACTTAACCAGGCCCACATGGTGTTGAATGCCACCAGCGTGGGCAACAGTTTCTTGTTACTGGCCCAGATCAGTGTGAGGCTGGTGACCAGTGTTAAAAAATACAATTCCCAGATCTGGACGCCAAAAATAAGACCAGGGATAATGATAATAGCTTTGCAGAACCAGCTGACAAATTCCACAATATTGTAGTCAGTCCAGTATTCTCTGGTGAACCACATTTTGTAGCAATCGCGGATCTTGGTCCAGCCGGTAAAGTGATAAGTGACACCCAGCAAAAACAGCCAAGTGCCAATTGCGAACGTCAGTTGTTCGGTGGTCATTACTTGGCCCAGCCGTTCTTCCAAATGTCCACATGTAGACGTGGGCTGTAGTTGTAACCACGTCGCAGTGCCCAGTCAGCAACACGCACACGGTTGTTATCATAACTTTCCACTGTACCGCCAATAGGCATAACAAACACTGGACCATAGAATCCAGCGGCACGATATTCACTCACTGCCTGATCCACTTCTGCAAAGTGTTCATCAGTCTCGACCACAAACTTCAGATACGTGTGGCCATAGCTCTGATAGTCCACCACAATGTCAGGACGGATGGCTTCTTCCCACTTCTCACCAGATGCTGACAGTTTGGCACTGACGCTGAATGTCAGCTCGTTTCGCTTGCCAGGTTTGGTCCAGCGGTTAAAGATATATTCGGAAAATTTTTCCTGTAGATCCTGTGTGCCATTAGTTTCAAATGTCAGGTTCTTGAGATTGGTCATGCCAGGCAATTCCAGCAATTCAGCATAGGCACGTTGCCAGCCCAGCAATGGTTCTCCACCTGTGATCACCAGATGCACATCATTGCCGTTGCTCTGTAGCCAGTTGTTTTCTGGAACCAGATCCAACATCATCTTGACCAGGTCAGGATTGTCATATGTGGGACTTAGATCCTTGTATGCTGGGTGCCAGCTGATGAAACTGTCACAGCCGGTCTTGGCCAGTGGCACGTCAGCAATGCTCTTGTACAGTTCAATGTTCTTGGCAATGTCGTCCGCTTCAGTGCTCTTTTCACCGGGCGCACAGCCAAAGCCACTGCATGTGAAGTTGCATCCAAACGTGCGTAAGAACACGCTGGGGACACCTACAAATCTGCCTTCACCTTGTAGACTGTAGAATAGTTCGCTTACTTTGATCTTCATTTACTTAAACCTATGATGTATAAAAGGGCGCAAAATGCGTTCAGCGTCCACAAGCTGGGCTGTCTCCACATGATGCCGACCACAGTCCATAATAGACTGCCTAGTAGGAATAATACTTTATTCCAGGGGTGGATGTCAAATGCTGTGGTGACTGCGGCAGCCACAATCACTAAGTTTGCCATCCATTTTAATATAAATTCTATTCGATTTGGTTGATCTGAACTCATTACCAGTGCCTTATTACGCCTGCCACGATAAAACCGTTTGTGATTATATAAGTCAGCACAATGGCAGTTCTGATGTAGGCGATACGGTCAGATTCCTGATCCGTATCTCCCGACTTTTCACCTAGGGCTTTGGCCCAGAGTCGCCAAACTTTATGCAGTCTGTTCAGCATTGACCTTGTTGGTCAGATAGTTCAGTAACATGCCATACGCTGGCAAAATTACCACTAAGCTGACAATGATTTTACTGATGCTGTTGTTGGTAGCCACGATGTGCCAGTTTTCTGACATGAATGGATCTGCACCACCAGCAAACGCTGTAAAGAAGAATGTGTAAGTGTCAAAGAATGTGGACACAATAGCACTCAGTGTGGGTGCAATGTACCAGGTGCCAGTGTACTTCTCACGGAAATACTGGAACACATAGACGTCCAACAAGTTAGACACAAAGTAAGCAACACCTGATCCTAGACCGATGCGGAATGCAACAGACTCAGGGGCACCACCTGCCAACACTACCAGGATACTGACAATGATAGCTGGAATAAATGCCAGGCCAATTACTGCTCGGCCAGTCTCTTTACCGATCAAACGTACAGTCAGGTCAGTCAGTACAACTACCAATGGGAATGTGAATGCCGCAATGGACAGTGGATGACCACCAATGTCAATCTTAAATTGAACAATGTAGTTACTGATTGCGATAATGATGATGTGTGCTAACATCAACTTGTACGCTAGTGCGCGGTCTACACCGGCGAAGATTTTATCTAACATAAGTTTCTCCTTTAAAGTTAAGATAATTTAGAACTGATGATGTTCTGTGGAATCGGCCATGGCGGCTGTGGACTTTGCGCCCACTGCTACGCTAATGGCATCGAAGTATGGTACACCTGCTTCACGCTGATGTTTGACTGTGGTAAACTTGCCGTCAGCACCTGTGGCAAATTCCAACTGTTGTAGATCTGAGTACGCACCCATGCCTTCTTCTGCGTATGCTTTTGCTAGACTGAATGATGCCAGGTTTAGACTGTGGAAGCCAGCCAGTGTAATGAACTGGAACTTGTAACCCATCTTGCCCAGCTCTGATTGGAATGCCACACACTCTTCACGAGTCAGATGCTTACGCCAATTAAAACTAGGACTGCAATTATAAGCAAGCATTTGGTCTGGATACACTGAATGGATGGCATCGGCAAATACTTTAGCCTGTGTAAGATCAGGTGTCGAAGTTTCAAACCATAAGAGATCAGCGTAAGGGGCATAAGCAAGACCTCTAGCAATACAAGCGCCGATGCCGTTCTTGAAATTGTAGAATCCTTCTTCTGTGCGTCCAGGTAAAATAAATGCGCCATCCATTGGATCATGGTCTGATGTAATCAGCGTAGCCGCTTCAGCATCAGTACGTGCCATGATAACTGTGTCTACACCTGCTACATCTGCCGCTAGACGTGCGGCATTTAATGTACGGATCATCTGGCTTGTGGGCACTAGCACCTTGCCACCCAAGTGACCGCATTTCTTTTCGCTTGCCAACTGGTCTTCAAAGTGTACACCAGCCGCACCAGATTCAATCATTGCACTCATCAGCTCGTAAGCATTGAGCGCACCACCAAAGCCTGCTTCTGCATCAGCAACAATAGGCAGGAAGTAATCGGTAGTCACGTTGCCTTCTAATGTTTCAATCTGATCAGCACGGCGGAACGCATTGTTAATACCTTTAACCACACGTGGTACACTATCCACTGGGTACAATGACTGGTCCGGGTATGTGGTATTGGCAGTGTTATTGGCCGCCGCCACTTGCCAGCCTGACAAGTAGATTGCCTTTAATCCTGCTTTGGC